AACCAAGGCTCTCCTGCTCTATCATTAAAAGCATAAACTCCTGGAATCATTGTAGAAGCACATACCCAAACTAATTGTCTTGAATCTGGATCTGAAACCATTAACCAAGGCCAATATGTAGCTACATAAGATGAATCAACTGATGCTGCTGTTGAACCAACTTGTGTAATTGACGAATTATAATTAGATAAATCACCTACAAATATTGCATCACCTCTATTTTCACAATTAGATTGAATTGATGTCCAACCCGCTCCTGTTGAAGCATTATCTAATACTAATCCTGGTGCAGTGATTACATTATATCTA